CATCCGACCCGCTGACCGAATAGTCGATGCTTGTTTGGATAAGTGTGCCAAGGGTAAAATCCCTTAACGAATTGAACCATTGGTTCTGCTTTAAGCCCTGTCCCCCGAAATACTGGGAATTTAAGTTGGCGACAAGGTTTGTATTGTCCATTGTACCCCCGGAAAGCGGAAGATAGCTATGGGTATGGGAGGCAATGGCACCGGACAGCACGCTTTCGACCTGTGCTTTTGTGACCGCAGTGAGGTAAGTATTTGTATCGAGGGACCATGCACCGGCTGCCGTTTTTTTCAACAGCCCCGATGTTCCCGCAATTGCGGCAATGGCAGCCAGGTCGGAACTTTTTGCCTGGTATTTTGTGTTCAGGTAGGTTTCCACGACAGACACCGTGGCACGTTTGAGCAGGCCGGAAGTGGAATCCTTGACAACAAACTCATCGGAAACATCCAATGTTGTTTCCGTCAGGGACAACACGATATCCGCCTCCGTTATCGAGCCGTCCCTGACGTCAATTCCTTTTACCTTTGTGACCCCCATACAAGATTTACATTAAAACTATGCTGAATAATCGACCAATATAACGTCCGGGTATGTCCCCGCGATTGGGATATTGCCGGTCAAAAAGGTGATGACCGCAGGGTTGGCCACCGTATTTACGGTGTAGTCGTTCCCTGCCCCGGGGTTCTGGCGCAGCCCGTTCTTGTGCACCACTACCGATCCTGTCGCACAAAGCGCGGCAATGTTGAAATTTGCATTGACCCCATCAATGGTCCCGGTAGGTACTGCGTTATAGGTCCGTGTCTGCCCGGCTTGTGCCGTCAGCCCCAACATCGTCTTGACCTGCGCAACGGTCAGGTCGGCAGGGTTGGCGGCTCCGCCCGTGTTGTTGCCCTTGATGGTCATGGTGGCCATTTGCGCCAACTTTGTGTTATCCACTGCATTGGCCGCGATCATCCCAGTGGCAACTTTCAATGCCCCAATTGTGGCAACACCTGCCGCAGAGATTGTCACGTCACCTGTAATGGCTGCCCACCAAAGCGATTTGAGGTTTGCAAACGACATTTTTTTCACCACATTGCTGGCCGCCGAATCCATGACAGCTATCATGTCGGTATCGACAGGGGTTGCCTTTTGTGCCGCAGCGTTGATCAGGTTCCCGATTGTGGTTGCCGTTTCTGCAGGTGCCGCAGCAAGGGCCGAAGCGTTAAAGTCGGAGATAGTTGACGCGAGCTGTGTCCCGGTATGGTTGGCACGTGCCTTTGCATTGGTGATATCGGTATCATCGGCGATGGTGCCCGTCCTGTCGGGGAAGGTGTAAGTCCTTGCCGCGGTGTTGCTGTTGGTAAAGAACGAAGTGAAGGTATTTGCAACGTTCTTGAAGTTGATCTTGAACAATGTAAGGCCAGCATACCCATTACTTGCGTCTTTGTTGGCCACGTTTTCGGTGGTCCATAAAATAATTGGCTGATAGATCGTGTCAAAATACGTTTTTAAAGTTGCCTTGATAGATGCCCAGGTAATGGACTTTAAGGACCATGATGCTGCGGAATCGACCATGGCAATCTCGTCTGCATCGACAGGGGCCGCTTTTGTGGGGGCTCCGGCGATGGCAGCACCTACGTTTGCAGCATCTGTGACGTCGGCACCTGCCTCGATGCCCGTCAGTTTGTCGCGTTCGGCCAGCGACAGGTGGTAGCCACCGTTGCCAAGGATATTGTCCAGCAGGGAGTGGTCGGTGAGGATGCTGCTCATTTTTAGCCACCTACCGGCGGCGGCATCTGAGGCCACATCGGTCGGGCGGATCACGGACCCATCGTTCGAGACGGCGAGGCTTTCGGCGTCGAAACGGTAAAGGCCCAATGCTTCCACGAGCAGGATCATCTTGTCAGTCCTGCCCCCAACTGTTACTACACCGTTCACCAACGTATCTGCCACCGTGATGGCCTTAATGGCGGTGAGGTCCGCCACCGGCTCGTGTATCGAGTTGCCCGCGCCAGCAATCGCATTATTGATGGCGGCGTTCATCTGGGCATATTCCACCGCATTGCCCGCAACGGTACCTGCGGCCAGGTTCACAATTTTTTGGGCGTTGACATCCAAACTTGTATCGACATACAGTTGGTTGCTCGACCTGATCTTTGTAGCCATAATCTTACTTTTTTAAATTAAACTTGTGTTATTGTTTTATAAAAATTGCCTCCACAATATCCGAAAACCCACGGTTCAGCGGGGCTTCGTCCATGGTGACCTCCGTAGTTCCCGTTTCTGTATATCCCCTCTCTTTCAGACCGTTCACAAAAAGGATGACCGATCCTGGGGCGTAAGCGACCGAGGTATTGAAAGTTTTGTTGGTCCCGTTTACCGCCCCCATGAGCTGCTCCTTGTGCAGGGCTGAATAAGCCTCCTCTATTTTGGTTATCCTCCCGGAACCGTCCACCGTGATAATGGCATGTTTGACCGTGCTCCCATAGGTCCCGGCCCCTGCAACATTTGCAGTGTTCGCCCTTAGTTTCCCATCGACTACCGTTATGCTCGTACCGTCAACCAGTGACGGAAGGGCGGAACTCCATAACTGCGAAAGCGCGAGCTTCATCCATCCGGAAGCAAGTGGGTTTTGTACCGCCACCAACAAGTTGTCGGAATATTGGGCTGTCGTTAGGGAGGAAAGAAGCTCAGTCAAAAAAAAATCCCCCGGTCCCTCCGGCACCGGCAAATCTTCAAAGTTCTGGTCAAGGTTAAGGAGCTGTGTGTCCGATGCGAACCTGTAGCTGAACTCGAATTCAAAAAGGTCGTCCACCGTCGAGGTCTGTACCTTTGAGCCCAAGATCACGATCTGCCTGACGGAACCGTCGGGCATTACTTTATATCGCTGTTTGGAGTAGAAAAAATCCTCTATCCAGAGGCTTTCGCGCAGCGTGAGGTAGCCGGTTGACTGTTTTATCTCCGCGTTTTTGTTGACCTGGTATTCACCGAACGATCCGTCGCACAGTTGGGCAACTAGGTGCTCAAGCTTGCGGTCGTTCTCCGATTTTCCGGTGAAGGAAACGCTGTCCGTCCCGCCCAAAGTGTTGGCCCAAAGGAAAGGGTGCTCGTCAACGCCACTGTTCCGGAGCCTGTACCGTTGTACCGGAGTGAGGGGCGCATCTGCAAGGTTGACCAGGCAAATGTCCCAAGCGAAAACATTGCCTGAAGAAAATGCCCTGACCGTTGACCAGCTCACGTCAATGGTCACCAACTGGTTCGTGACCGATCCCTGGACCAGGTCGAAGTAAGTTGTTTCCATGGTCCCATCAACGAGATATGCAATACATTTTATGAGGCAATCCATTGTTGCGTAAAAAGTTGCATACTCCGGTTGGTTTTGTGTCACCGTCTTTTCCTGTGGCTGCCAGCTTAAAAAGTGGCTGCCGACAAAGGCCGCTGCCGTTCCGGAAAGTTCGGCCACCCCTCCTTTTATGGCCCTGAAATTGACGGCCTCGCCGTCGATGATGGCGGTAAAATCCCCGATGGCGTTGTCCTGGATTGTAATTGGCGAAATGGGAAAATTGACCATGAGCAGCTTTTCTATTATCGCTTTCATGCTTATCGAGACGGCCCCGCCGGAAGGTTGGTATTTTTCTTTCAGTATCAGGGCGCTGCCTTTCCACAGTTCGAAGTCCACTTCTGAATTGGAGGAAACCTCGAAGGATTTGAGGTTGCCCGAAAAGGAAAATGTGTCCGGTTGCTGTAAAATGGTGCCCATCCGCTGTTTTTTTGGCGAAAATATGGCCCTGCGACAGGTGGGCAAAGGACAAAAAAAGAAATTTAGACCGTGAAAAGTTCCGCTTCGACAAGGGATATCCCTTTTGTGCCGATGTCGAACCTGAGGGAGTTGACAAGGTAATTGACTGACGATATGTTGTAGGTGTCCTGCCACCGGAAGTTGGCACAGTCAAGGACCGACAGCCTAAAGGACTGCCTTTTTTGCTTCCTGCGGATAGCCCAGTCCTGTTCGTCCTTGACGAGTTGGGCAATGATGCTTTTCTCCCCATGGGTCCGCATCGAGATTGTCCCTTTTGAGGTTTGGTCGCGGGCGTAGGCATCGCCGGAAATAATGGGGTACTGGGCATAAACACGTGTGTCGGGCGAATAATAGACCTTCATCCCCCAATTGAAAAGGAAGACAAGGGGGAAATCCTTGTAGCTGCCGATATATCCCCCGAAAAAACACTCGTTCATATTTTGGGCGATCTGGGGCATCTCGATGTCGATGTCCCACGTCTGGGTGTAGGTGGTGCCAAGCTCATAGACCGATTTTGTGACCCTGCGGGTCTCGTACCTCTGGCCCAAAACAGTGGCGTTGACCTCTATCTTTTCTTCGGCATCGCCTGAAACGTATGGCCTTTGGTTGCCAACGCTTTGCCATTTAAAAACGTCCGGGTCCGTCTCCACTGCCTTTGGCTGCAGCACCGACATGTAATAGGTGCCCGTCGATTGGACAAGGTACATCAAATGGTAATCCGACCAGTAAACGCTGGGCACTGGCAAAGCGGCAAAATCGGCAACTTCGATAATGTTGTTTGCAATGGCCTGTACGGCCAATGGGTCGCCGGAACCTTTGTAGGCGATGCTGTACCCGTCTTTTGGGGCCGAAAAAACAAGCGTTTCGGCAAATGCGTTTGCGCTGAGAAGGTTGTTTGTCGGGCCGGATTGGAAAATGTCCCTTACCAGCCTTATGGAAGCTGTTTTGTTTTTTTCATCAACGATAATGGCGATCCCAAATTGCCTTATCGTTTTGAGGAAATCGCGGACCGTGATTTCCTCAAAGGAGTACCTGTAGGCGATGTTCTGGTGGTTTATCCTTTCCGTGAGCGATAGGCAGAACCATCGGTTCAGGTCCGGGATGGAGGCCATATCGTCCTCCCCAAGTGTCAGGCCACAATACTCGATAATTTTTTTTAGGATGTACCGTACATAAAAACTGTAGGTTATTACGTTCCAAAGGTATTGGGTCCCGGTATCGATCCTGTCATCGAGCGAAGCCGTGACAGGGTCGAACCGATTGATATAGTTTGGGATTTTGGCCTTCCCCCTTTCGGTGTCCCATGCCTCCGGATTGTAAAACGGGGCTATGGTATAATTTACTGAAGGGTAGCAATGGGCAACATGCCCTGTCCTTTGGCGCAACAGTTCTTCTTCGGTGGTATAATAGTTGTCGGGGTCTGTCCCAAGGTCAAGGCCGTTCATTTTACAGTTTTCCAACAGTTTGGCGAACGAAGTTTTTGTGGAGCGCAGCACTATGGGGAAAGACCCTTCCACGATGGGGAAATCCCCTTCGGCAACAGCTTCCCCTGTCAGTACCTGGATGCCGTCAACCTCAAGCACAGCCACCCAAACAAAGTTTTTTGCCGTGGCCGTGCTTTGGATCCTGGCAGCGTGCAAAAGGATGGCTTCGTTGGGCTTGTAGGGGATGGTGAAAGGGTAGGAGAATGCCCCAACCTCGTTAAAGTAGGGGTTCATGGCCGTTATCCCGATTTTTGTATCCGTGTAAAGCGCAACTGGTGAACCGTTTAAATATAGTCTTATCATTGGTGTATATTTGTGAAATTTGAGTAATCAGTGCCATTCGTGAAATCAGGACAATTCGTGCCATTCGTGAAATCAAGATAAATCAGATTAATCCGTTTAATTCGTTCAATTTGTGGCATTTGTGTAATCCGTGCCATTTGTGTAATCCTCGGAATCCATTTAATTTGTGTAATTTGCGTAATCCGTGCCATTCGTGAAATCAGCATCATCCATTTAATCCGTTTAATTTGTGTAATTTGAGTAATCAGAGACATTCGAGAAATTAGTTCGATTCGTTTAATCCTTTCAATTTGTGTAATTTGCGTAATCCTTGCCATTCGTGAAATCATGGGAATCCGTTTAATTTGTTAAATCCGTGCCATTCGTGAAATCACCATCATTCTTTTAATTCGTTCAATTTGAGAAATCCATGACATTTGTGAAATCAGCGCAATCCGTGCCATTCGTGAAATCAGCATCATCCATTTAATTCGTTCAATTCGTGAAATCATCCTAATCCGCGCCCTTCGTTATTTCGTTATCGAGTTGAATTTAGTGATGTCCGAAAGTGCCTCGTCCAAACCGTTGTGGCCATATTTGTTGATCGTTGCCTTTGCTACGATCCCCTTCTCGATATGGGCGTTCAAACGGTTGATGGCCGCGACCAGTGCGGCATTGTCCTGGGCTGGCTGAAGGTTTAACAGTGTCTCTCCCGTTCCGGTGGGCTGAACAAACCCACCCGACACATAGCCGTTTTGGTTTCCCCTGGCAACTTGTACCATCGGTCGTAGGTCGAGCCGTGCAAGGCTGTTGTTCTTTCGCGCCTGTTCAAAAATATGGATGAACGGCAGCAGCCCCGGATTGTCAACCCCTTCTTTGGGTATGACATACTCCCCTTTGTGAACGACACCAGCGGGTTCATACTTTCCACCGGGTTCGGTAAAGCCGCCTTCGGACATCCCCTTGTCTTTTTTGCCCGACATGGAGCCGATTGTCTGTGCCAAAACGCTCGCAATGCTCACCCCTGCCGTTATTGTGTTGATCGTTACCCAAGGCTGGCCGAAGGTGATGGGCGAAGCCGCGACAGCTTTTGAGTTGGCAATGGCCGTGTTGAAGATGATCTGTCCGATGGCGGCAGCTTGCTGCGCCAAAAACATTGCTTTTCCCAATGCTGTTTCTTTTCCAAAGACATCTGCCAACGCTCCGAAAAGGTTGTTTGCCGCGCCGAAAACGGCATCGCCGATCTGTTGCCGCTTATTGAGTTCATCGGTCTTAATGGCGATCAACTTGTCCGACAGCCCTTTTTCGGCCTGTGCTATCCTGGCGGCGTTGCCTTTAGCGGCTGCTAATTCTTCGTTGTACTGTGCCTGTGCAAGCTGCTTTTCTGCTGCCCACCGCTGCACGTCAGTCCCTGCCTTGGCCTGGTCGAACAGGGCAGCGTCCATTTGTTCCTGCAGCAACTTTGCGGTATCGATGTCAGTCAGAACCTTGTCGTGGGCCAGCTTTTTTTCGATGATCGTCTGGTTTATGGCATCGTTCAAGGCCATTTCGTCATTCGAAAGGATTTGCTTTTCTATTTTTTGCTTGTTCAGCCTTTCAAGTTCAGCTTTCCATTTCTGCTCCTGCAAAGCTTTTTCTTTGTCCAGGCCTTCCTGAAGGTTGGCGATCCTGGCATCCGAAAGCTCTTTTTCTGCCTTTAAGAGCAGGTCTTTGACAACCTCCTGTGCCTTGAGTTGTTTTTCGGCAACCTGGGCCATCGCGTCTTCATATTCTTTGCTGCCAACCTTATAGACAGCGGCTTTCGCCGCAAGGAACTTCAGTTCCTGGGAAAGCAGGTCGGCCTTGAACTGGTCCTCGGAATACTTTTCGTCCGTCCGCCTTTTATCGTTGATCGCCTTCACGGCCTTTGCGTTGTCGGCCTCGGCCTTTTCCAGCCCATCTTTTTCAGTGTCCCTCTCTTCCTTTTTTGCTTTTTTCTCCGACTTGGCCTTTCCAAGTTCGTTCAGTTTGTTGATCTCGTTTTGGATCGCCTCGGTTGCCCTGTTCCTCGCGGTGACCTCTTCGACTGTGGTACCCGGCATCCGTTTTGCCGCTTCAAGTTCCTGCTCCTTTAGTTTGATCAGGTCCTCGGTTGCCTTTTTCTCCCTGTCGTTGTTGCCGGGACCATCGGGGACCGCCGTATCCGAAGGTTTGTTGATGATCCCCTTCACCGCCTTTATCGATGCAAGGTAGGTTTCGTTCGATTTTGTCGCGTTTTCGGTTGCCTGGGCCTCCATCAAAGTTTGCATCAACAGAAAGTTGCCCCCCGATTTCAAGGAAGCCCCCACTGTTTGCCAAAACCCAACTTTGCGGTCGGCACCGCTTGCGAGGTCGTCCAAACGTTGTTTTTCGATCTCGGCAAACTTCTGTTCTGCGGCCATAACTTTTGCCTTCTCCAAAAGTGAATCGGTATAAGCCTTAACGCTCATTTTTGCCTTGTCGGTATTAATGGTCTCAAGGGTAAGGTTGCCTAAATATTCAGGGGAAATGGCATTAATCTTTTTTATCGCATCAAGCCGTTCAGCTTTTGAGAGGTTTTCGTTGCGTGCCATATCGAGAAGGGTTTCCAAACGGATCTTTTCCTCCACTATGTTTTTCCTGGCTTCGAGGTTGATGTCGTTTACCGCTTTTTGTGCAACCTGCGCTGCCGTCAGTTTTGCGGTGTAGAAGTACAGTGCCGACCCTGCAGCCACCAGGAGGCCAACAACAAGGCCGATGGGGTTTGCCATCAGGGCGGCGGAAAATGCCCTGAACTGTATGGCTGCCCTGCCCAAATTGCCGGTCAGCAAGGCGGTTGCGGCATTGTAAAGGGCGATGGCGGCAAACTGGGCGTTGTAGGCCAATGCCTGTGCTTTACCTATAACGATGGAGATCAGGCTAGCGGCATTTTTTCTCTCCTCCCACATGGTTGCCAGTTTGGTCGCAACCGTATAGGCAACGATGGAAGCGGTGGCCGTGACGATGACAGGGGCATATTTTACGAATACATCGATCAGGGTTGAAAAAAGCTTTATGGCCTTGCCAGTCCATCCGGTCACAAGGGTGAGCGAAGGGGAAAGCTTTTCTCCCAGTTCCATCGAAACCAGGTTGAGCCTGTTCTTTGCCTGTGCGAGTTTTGCGTTGTTGTTGTCGGTGTTGATTGTTGCCTGTTCGATGGCAACATTTGTTCCGGTCACTGCGGTCTCGAATTTCTTGAGCTCCCCCACGTTGTCGATCAGGATCTTGGCCACCGTGATGTTCTCCACCCCGAACCTTTTTGTCAGTTCGGTGACCGAATAGTTCTTTTTGCCCATGTTTTCAAGTGCAACGGAGAGGCCGACCAGAGCGGGGTTGGTATCGTCCGCGCCGTTCTGGAGGTCGAGCAGCACCGCTTTCAGGCTGCGCCCAGCGATTTCAGGCTGGGTGATGCGCGGCGCTAGTGTCTCTATGGTGGCCACGAGTGTTTCGATGCTGATCCCGGCATCGGCGGCAACCGTCCCTGCCTTTTCGAAAGCTGCTGTGATATAGGGGACTTCTCCCGCCCCCTCTTTTGACCCTGCGGCAATGGCGTTGATGATCCTTCGGGCTTCTGTGGCAGGCACATTGTACTGGTTCATCACCATTGTCAATGCCTCGATGGCCGGCTGGAGATCGGTCTTTGCGGCGTTGCCAAGGATGAGGGCTTCCTGTGCCACCTCGGCCAATGCCTCTTTGTTCTTGAGAAGTTCCGGCCTGGCGGAACCGACTTTGGTAAACGCATCCACGATGTCCTGGGCGCTCTGGGTCACAAGGATGCCGTTTTCGAGCGTGGAAATGCTCATCTCTTTTGCCTTTTGCGAAAGCCATTCCAGGGAGTCGCCGGTCAGGCCGGTCAAAGCAGAAAGGTTGCCGACACGCTCCTCAAAGTCGTTGAAGGTCTTTACCAGGTTTTTGATCCCCATTATGGCCATGGTGGCACCTGCTATCCCTGCGGTTATCAGCCCGAAATATTTGTTCAGGCCATCGGCCATCCCCTGTAAACTCCAGGAGTTTGATACTGCGGCTATGTCCTTGTTGTGCTGCGCCATGATCCCGCGAAGCTCCTGTATCCCCTTTGCGTTGCGGACATATTCGTTGCTGCCGATGATCATGCGCGACTGCTCGTTTATGAGCCTTGTCATTTCTGCCCTGACGCTCTTAATGTCGTTGCTGACCTGTTGACCGTTGATGTACAGCGTGATCCGCCTGTCGTAACTTGCCATAAATGGAATTTTTGGGCAAGGTAAGAAGGAAGGATTGACAGGAAAAGGACAGAAATTTAATTGATAGAAGGTTTAGGAAATAGGTAGAAACAAAAAAAACCGGAATGGTCTCCGGTTTTTTTTGTTTAAAGTATGTATTCTTATTTGCCGTGGCAATTTTTAAATTTTAATTTACTACCACATGGGCAAATATCGTTTCTACCAACATTTTTGAATTGAAGCATTGTTATATCGTTTGCTTCTTGCACATAGTCGATGCTTTTAATTGAAGGTATCCTGAATGTAACGGTGGTATTATTGTTAAAATTGGTTATAGAGAAATCTCCTTGAGTGATCACGTCCATTCCAATTATTACTCCAAAAGTTCCGGCCTCTTCCGAACATTCCGTAACACGGATATTTGGAACAATTAAATTATTGGGCAAATAAATATTCACAAGATATACATTTGCCCATGTAACACCATCAGCATGATGAACCTGTGTTTTTGAAATCGGCTTTAGGTTTAAATCTAAGGCTGTTTGCTTTGTTACAACACAATTTGTGGCACCAGTGTCCCAAAGTGCATTTGTTTTATAAATCCGACTATCCGACGGATCAAATTTATCTCCTATGATGAGTGGGATGGATACACCTATTTCGGTAATGATTTCCCGTAGTTTACCAACTGCTTTGGTTGTGAATGCATGAAATACAGGACTCTTCATTTACCTGAAAATTACGCGGGTCCTAAAAGTCTGGGTATAATTTTCAGCACCTGGCTGGCATTCTTGAATCAGGAAAGTTCCTAACTCATAAATTTTTACAGCTTCAGAGTACGCTTCAATTTCTGTATTGTAAACCCCAACTATCGACTGATCTTTAATCACTAGGTATTTACCTTTGTATTTGGTAACCAGATCAGACTGGTTATCGATGTAGTATTTGAATTCTTGATCAAGCATCGTGTATTGTAATTAAAGTTTGATAAATGAAATACATTTTTTGAACGTACAAAAGTAAATAAAGTTGCAAATGAATAACACACAAATAACAAAATAACAACATTTGTATGCTTTTAAAATAATTGCTCATTTCAATCGTTGTTGGAGTCCACGGCTTTAAGGTAATAAAGAAACCCTACCGCAAATTAATTACTCAAATTTTATACTTAACATTCTCCAATTTGCAGGTTCTGAAATATCAGAATCAATTAGTTTCAATACAATAGTATATTTGTTTCGCATTTGTACCCCTAATGGATTTTGAGCATCTACATGAGACTTGATTTCAATTACATTCTCTTTTATTATTGAATAACTAAAATCATTAAATGGGAAGTCAGCCGATTTAGGCGATTTAAGGTTTTGTTCTACAAAGGTTTTTGAAATAATGAAAGCACCTCTTGAAAATTCCTTTTCATCAACAGTGAAGGTTTGTTGTATTTCTTCCCTCGGAGCTTCAATATATACTTTAACCTCCTTTTCCATTATTGTTTTTCCGCTATTTTGTTGCGAACTGGGTTTATCTGTGATTTTTTTAGCTTCTGAAAATTTTCCATTCTCCCCATACATTCCTAAATTCCCATTCTCCTCAATCAAAAAGAATTCTTTGTTACTATTTCCTTTTTCATCATAACGGTTTTTACCCTTGTATTTCGTTTTAATAATATCTACATCAGATGACTCGCCACCTTTTAAAACCTGTTTTAGGAAGATTTTCTTATTTTTATCGTAAAGAATATAAACGCGTTCAGCATACAATATCTCACTATTCCATTTACCAATAACCTCACCATCAACACTTAAATTATTCATGTTTTTTTCTTCCAGTTCAGTAGTGCCAAGTATCTCAGCTTCTAATTGAGGGGTAAAATTGCTTGTAGCCCAAACACTCCCTTTATTTTTAGTTTCAGGAAGATAATAACCAATCCATAATTTATCGTAGCTGCTTCGAGTGTTTCTCAACTGCCTTGCCAGTGCAACCAATTGATCAATTGTGATTTTGTGCTTTAACTCAATTTCTAAATTACATTTATTGAATCCGTATTTGGGATCAACATGCGGTTTTTCCGAAATAATAGTAAACAAACTATCATTTAAAGCTGCGGTTTCTGTTTGATTTTTGGAAGGTGCTTGTTTTTTGGGGGCTGTAGTTTGCCCACAGGCATAAATTAATAATAATAAAGTAGTTGCGATCAATAATCTTTTCATAATAAATCCGTTTTTTAGTTTATCCTACAAACGTACAAATTAATCTATTACCTTATCATCATCCTTGTCGCATCGACCATTGCATCGGCATGGCAATTACTGGAAGGGGTTGTTCGATGGGGCTGTCCAATCGAACCTTTCGAGTGGACATTGATACATTTTTTCGGGTTCTGGTCCATGGGGTTGCGAAGTAAAAGTGGCTTTGGCCAACTTTTGAAATAACGTCACCTAACCAAAAGTAAAGCTGGGGGACGTTGATACGTTTTTTCGGGGTCCGGTCCATTGGGTTGCGAAGTAAAAGTGGCTTTGCCAACTTTTGAAATAACGTCACCTAACCAAAAGTAGAGCTGGGGGACGTTGATACGTTTTTTCGGGTTCCGGCCCTTGTTTCCGAAGTTGGCTCTTAATGTGCTGCCACAAAAAAAGCCCGCTTTCGGGGCTTTTCCTGGTCAACAAGTTGCAGGTTACTTGTCGAAATTGATCAGTTCCCAGGAGGCATATTCTTCATTTTCTTCTTCCCATGCTTTAAGGCTGGCAGAATCCGTATTTGAAGCCCATTTGAATTGGAAATTAGTTGAAGGGTTTTCTACACTGTAATTTGCGGAAGTTTCTTTAGATGTTTTCATGGCACAAAAATTTTAGTTAAAAATTATATGCCGGTTACAAGTGCGTCGTGGAGGGGCAGTCAAGGAGGAACTGGAATACCGGAAAGCAGTGAGGATATGCCGGGAAAATCCTTTAATGAGGGGACCGTTACCCGGAACGATACACAACCTTTGCAGAGAATTTCAACGGAATTTTGCCTTGGGAATAGCAAAACGGACGCCCAATCACATCGAAAACCTAAAAAACCAGTTTCCTAAGTTGGTGCCTAAATTCTGCCGGTCAAATCAAAAGGAAGAAAAATGAACTGCCACCGGTCTTATTACATTTGGCAAACCTGCAGTCCATTGGGAAAAGCTCAAAGGGGTTAAAGAATACGGGGGTTCAGGCCCATGGGGTTGCGAAGTAAAAGTGGCATTGCCAACTTTTGATATAACGTCACCTAACCAAAAGTAGAGCTGGGGGACGTTGATACGTTTTTTCGAGTTCCGTTCCAAGGGGTTCTGAAGTAAAAGTGGCTTTGCCAACTTTTGATATAACGTCACCAAACCAAAAGTAGAGCTGGGGGACGTTGATACGTTTTTTCTGGGTCCTGGTACATGGGGTTTTGAAGTAAAAGTGGCTTTGCCAACTTTTGAAATAACGTCACCTAACCAAAAGTAGATCTGTGGGGGACGTTGATACATTTTTTCGGGGTCCTAGTACATGGGGTTGCGAAGTAAAAGTGGCTTTGCCAACTTTTGAAATAACGTCACCTAACCAAAAGTAAAGCTGGGGGACGTTGATACGTTTTTTCGGGTTCCTGTCCATGGGGTTGCGAAGTAAAAGTGGCTTTGCCAACTTTTGAAATAACGTCACCTAACCAAAAGTAGAGCTGGGTGACGTTGATACATTTATTCTGGGTCCTGGTTTGTGGCTTGACAGGTTGGTTCCCAAAAGTCAATGGCCAGGATGGGGACCGCGGGTTTCATCCTTTTTTAATTTCCTACCGGATCATCATCCTTGTCGCATTGACTACCGCGTCGGCGTTGATTTCAGCCAACCTGTCGGCAAGTTCCGGAAGTGTTTGTTCGATAATGGGGTTGAACCACTCGAAAGGTTCGCGTGGGCGTTGGCGGTCGGTGCGCGAAAGCATCTGCCGCGTTTCGGGATCCGCAACTTTTGCCGTGCGGATGACCATTCCCCCCTGCATTTCATAGCCACGGCCAACTCCCTTATGGACAAACACCCCGTGCCTTTCGAACACGAACGACAGGCCGGTTATTGCTCCGTAAGTTTGCCTTGTGTTGGTGCGGATGCTGTTTGCGAGTTTGCGCTCCGACCTGCCAGGACGGCTAACGGTCCCACCTTTGCCGTGTGCCAATACAAAAGTGGCCCCGCGCATGTAGCTCTGCACTTTTGAAGCCCATTGTTTGACCGCTGCGTTCTGCTCTTCTGGATTGAACCCGGTTGCGGAAACTATTGGAGCCGGAGTGCCATTTGCGATGTTCTGGTTTGCCATGGTTCTTTTTAAAGCGAAACATTGAAGTCCCATTTTGCTGGGTCAACATCGACGGACAATGGCGATACCACCGTAAAAGTGCAGCGGATGCCATAATTGTTGTCGGTAGTGTTGGCGATCAAAGCTACCTGCAAGCTGTTCAGGTCGATCCCTTTGATGACCTGGATTGCAGGGTTGCGCTTGTCCGTCCTGATCCGTGCTACCAGATCGTCACAGATGGATTCCATATTGTCCCATACCTGGTGCATCGAATCGAAATCTCCAACATCTTTGAGGTGGTCGATGAGACAGAATGCACCGGTGCGTTCCTTCAGCACGTTGTCGCTTTGCTTGTCGGTCAGGGAATAACGATATCCTTCCAGTATCAATGCAGGATAATGTACGTTTTTGAGGTTGGTTAGCACCTCCTCCAATTCGAAACGGTAAAAATGCTTTTCGTTCTCGCGGTGCATGATTGCAACATGTTGGGCAGCAAGGATGGCGAAATAGGATATGAGGTCCGAAAATTTTGTATTCATTGGAGAAATGGATTGCATGGATTATTAAAAGATTACATGGATTTCAGGCGGGAACTTTCCTTGAATTTTTCGGTAAGGTGCCTAAATACGGAGTGGACCGGAAGCTCTGCATAACGGTCGCGGTTGATCAGGTCGTCACCAACAAGAGAATCGAACAGTTTCAACCAGGACGATTGGGAATTTGGGGCTTTTTTAATGGTTTTTTCTTCATCGGTCGAAGGGGCCACAAAAATCAATGGATATGCTTTTTGTAACCACGTGACCACCAGCCCCCAGTTGAAGGCAATAGCCTGACGGGTGCCGATCCTTGTTTTTGAGACCAAAACCGCACGGTCGGCAACCTTTTCGCTGTCGAATTTCTCCCCCTTGTTCAGGAAGATGGTCGCAACTAAATTGTCCAATGCAGTTTCGTTTTTGGACTTTATCCATTCCATATAATAGGCATCGGCAAAAATAAACTGCCCAAATTGCATATTCGAAAGTTTGGGGCGGGGGCAAACCAGATTGGTTCCTGGCAACGATCGGACAATAAATTCGGGGTGCAACATACCAGAATTGCCAACAAACGAAATGCTTTCTGAAAGTTTCAAAATGTTGTATGGGTGCATTTTGCGCAACAACCGTCTGCCAATTCCTGTGATGGCAGAAAGGAACCGGATGTCTGGCACAGCCCCGTTGACAGTGCCTACGATTGCGACAAATTGCAGCGGTGTAAGTTCGCCCCAACTGGTCGGCACCCTAAATTCAAGGCTCCGGTTGAACCCCAAAACTGGATAGGTAATACAAACATTGTTCATGGAATCTGTTTTTTTAGTGGGGGACTATTTGGACAGTTTGGACAATTAGGCCCAGAAAGTTTTTTTTGTGGTGTTGTTCCTGCGAAGTATCCTCCCTGGAGAAGCGGTCGTTCTGGGGAAGTCGGCAGCATGTACGGTAAGGTACGAGCGCAAACTGTCCAAAAACGTGTTCCCAATGTTGCGGTTGCGCATGACCAGGATCGCAATGCGGTCAGCCGGTGATGGTTTTACCTGAACATCGCTGTTGCCCAACGCAACGGTTGACGCGAAATATAGGCCGTTGTCGGTAAGGTCCGCACCACTTTCTTCCATCAAAAGTGCCGATGAAAGGTAAGCCAATGGCACCCTGATTTGCTCGACAAGTGCCGAAACAGCCGCTGCCGGTGTCTCTTTTTCCATCTCGCTTTTCACGTAAGCATACGTTTCTGCTCCCAAGAGCGGAATAATATCTGTATATTCCACCAAAACCAGCAGCGGCTTCAACCTCAAAAAGGTCAACCGGCTGTTGTTGATGTTTACGATCCCATTGTAAATTGTTGTGGAAGGGATAAATTCTTCGCGCAATGCTGCCCTTGAGGGACTGTCTGCAAAAACTGGCAACCGGGCAATGTTGGTTTCCATATAGGCCAACACTGCATCGATGCCATTGAAGCCGTTGTCGCGGAAATAGCGTTTTAGCCTGTCTTCCTGATATTTGAACAATCCTTTAACGGTATCGGATTCCGACCGCTTAAAGCCGCTGTCGGTGATATAGGCGTTCATGACGTCGAAACCAATGTAATAGGCAATGTTTAGGACTGCCGGTTGCACCAAATGCAACAAGCCATCGAGCGTGGCAAGGAGTGCCGAATCGGTCGAAGATCCAGCACCGGTAAGGTCACCGTTGTAATATGCCTGGAGTCCATTGTACATTTCCTGACCGATGACCGGGACAAGGTAATCGCGTTCCGCGTTAAGGAGGTGGGGCTGCAGCGTGTCGAAATTGGCTGAAGAACTGACGGAAATGTACTGTTTCACTTCCTCCATTTTGGGGTTTTTATCTTTGCTGAACAACATGATTATGCGGATTATTAAAGGATTGCACGGATTTTTAGGGATTGAACGGATGGATTACGATAACGTTTTGGTGGTACCGGAACCTGTATCGAGCGTAGTGAGGACGGTGTTGCGGAAACGCCATTCGATGTCTTCGTCTGCACCGTTGTAACGCGTCACCATCTCAAGGGCGTCCATCAGGTCCTGGCGGTCGAGCCAACAGTTGGCAATGTTCACCAAATAGGCTTCGCGGATGTTCGAGCCTCCCTGGTTCCCGGCATAAGTGCCACCCGGCATACCTGCACCCAAAACGTTGGGGTTGACCATGATCGAAAACATGATCTCGGAGTTGGCTGCGGCACTTGTGACAAGGTTCTGGTCATTCGAGAGCTTGTTTTCCAACGGTTTTATGATCCACTGCTCTTCGGCCCTACCGTTGTTCGGGTTGATCTCAAAAAAGGTGAAGATCGGTTTGTCCGCACCTTCAGTTCCACAAAGATTCGCCTCGATATCGTCCATGTAGCTGTCGATGGCCTGTTTACGAAGTTCGATGTTTGCAAAATCGGTTTTGGGGAACTGTTTGTCCCAAAAGGCATACGGGATCTGGATGTGCCATTTCCATGTGATCTGGTTCTCGTAGGCTTTTTTTAGGAACGAAGGGACTGTTTTGGCAATGTCCACCCATCCGGCCAGGTAGGCGGCCCACCAGATGGGGGAACTGTAATACTCCCCGTTGCCCCAACTGTCGCGGATCACATAGACGAACGATTTGCCGGCAGTCTTGTTGCCATACCTGCGGCGCTGGAGGTCGGCGAACGGGTCGTAATCGTCCAGCACATCATAGACTTGGTACTGCCCTTCGGCAGGGGTATCGGGCCATTTGCCAGATACGACGCAGCGGTTCACCGTCCCGGTCAACGGGTCGGCAAACTCCAACCTGCAATATTTTGCATTTATCGTGTTTATGCCAACGATTTGCGATCCATCGGCGTTCATGAGCACCTGCACGAAGGCACACCCAAATTTCAGGTAATCGCGAAGGGCTTTTGCCATGTATTTGCGGACCAGGCGCGAATTGGCAAACACCACCAGCGATTTGTCCTTAACCCGCTCAAGGATTTCGTTCCCTGCTTCATCGTAATCGGCAACCTTGCAGGCAAATATCCCCTGGCCCAAAGTGAAGTTCCGCGTAAACTTCAGTCCGCTGTTCAGCACCCCTACACTGCTGATGATCGCATCTGCCTTCGATGGGAAATCGTTGGCCGCCCCCCATGACGATATTTTGATATCTCCAACGGTGGTAAAATCCTCCAATGGGTTTTTGGGCTGAGCCGTGTTCTTGAGCTTTTCTACAGGCGTTCCTGTGGTGTTGGCCTGGTAACTCTTTGAATAGACCATCAAAGGGATGCCCGATTTGTTGTACAGGATGTTTGCCATTAGAGTTTGATTTTCATTCCGTTAAACTCGATCAATCCATCTATATGAAAGGGGGTTACGTGGCCGGTGGACTTGTTTTCTGCATCGACTGGCACAACGCCCCGCATCCGGTTGGATTTCATATCAAAACGAAGCCCTGCGGCCACGGCTCTAGGCATAAAAACGAGTTCGCCAATTTTGGTGACGAATTTGATCGAAAAGGCAACCTGCTTGCCGTCGGGTGTCTCTTTTGCCTCAAATTCCTTGAGGGCTAGGTTGCGCCGGATGGATTGTATTTCTGCCATAAAAATTACGAATTACACGAATTAAAACCGGATTGTAAGAATTTTCGGCAAAAATAGATGGCAGGTAAGGGGAGGGAAAGGACAAAAAAAACAGCGACTGTCCAAAATCTTTTATGCCAAATGTATGATCCAATTATCTAATGTTGTTATCGTTTTACAATTCATTTAGGACGTACAACTTTGCATAAACAACACAATATTTTTAGACTTATTACTGAATAAATAGTTTGTGGACATTAAAATAATGTGTAAATTTGTATTAAAAAGGAGGAATTCAAAATGCATTTAAATTCAAAATTACTCGTATGTGTTATTGTTTTGCCAGTTTTAATTCTATTATGCTGTTCTTTTATTTCTTTCAATCAAAAAGATAAGAATTACGATTTGGCAAAAGCTAATATGCTGGAATGCATTAAAATTACAAAGCTTGCATATGATGAGCTAAACGAATTAGGTCGTAAGGATATTAAAGGTGATGCCCTTTTTTTAGAAATTAAAAAAATAAGTGAAAAGCAATTGAAAGGAATTGGTGTTCTACAAAAAGAATATAATAAATTGCCATCATCTTCAAAATTGAACTTTTCCGATTCAGAAGAAGGGAAAATTTGTTTTAAACAACTTCATGAAGAGATGAGCAAATTTAATGCGAAAGCAACCTATTTGCTTAAAGACAATAATATTGTACCATTTGACCTAGGTCGTACTAAAGATTTAACCAAAACATTAAAGAAACCGATTACATTGCCAACTGAATCGAAGAAAAGGATAGAGGAAAAATGCAAATTTCTAAATTATTTAATAGGGGATATCACTAACATAAATGCATTGAAAAAAAGTGAGCTGCTTAGCGGTTTGAATAATCTTCGTCTTTCAGCTATTAATGGAGATAGAATAGCTATTGCTAGAATTAATGAATCATTGAAAGGAATGATTGAAATAATCCCTAAAGATAATCCCATCGAGCAGAATAATCTAGGTTTGTTTTATTTGAATATTGGGGAAACAGAAGAGGCTATACATTGGTTTAAGAAAGCTTCTGAACAAGGTAATTTAAACTCAATCAAAGAGTTAGAAAAATTGAAAATCAAGTAAGAATTAGTACTAACCAACGAGATGTCATTATCTATGTTGACTTTTTCAAAGTTTTTCTTCTATGTTGTAGTGTGGCGATTAGACTTACAACTTTGTTCGAGTATTTGCCAAGGCAATTGATCCATTGAATTTATTGTGTGGTCCCGATGTCTCCATTTGAAAATAGAGTTTGAAGCAATTTTTAAAATATCGTCAAATTTTACTGTATTATAATAGGAATTACTTATTTAATAATAAACATTTTGTATCAACCGATCATAATTAGCTATATGAGTTCAATAATAAAATCGAGATAAATGTAAACATTGGATGGCATTCTACATTTTCTTATGCCAACTAAACACTTTATATCTAAAATTTTCATTATGACTATTCCCGAGATTGAATAAAATATCCAGCAGAGTTCTTGTATATAAACAAATTTAAGTTTGTCTAAAGTTTTATCACGTATTAAAATATTTTGTTGCTACTCAATTAGAAGTCCATACTTTATTTCTTATTCCTATAAGTAATAAGTAGGTTTTTTATTTTTGAATTTGCAGCAAAATCTAAAGCAGTTTGACCATTAAAGAATTTTAAATCTGGATTTGCCCCTTTATCCAAAAGAAGCTTTACCACTTCAGCATGACCCTCATGTGACGCCATTATCAAGGCGGTAAATCCCTCTGGTGATTGTAAATCTATCTTTGCACCGTTATCCAATAGTAGCTTAACTACATCAAAATGTCCGTTTGCCGAAGCCTGGATCAGGGCAGTAATCCCATCAGAGGCTTGTAAATCTGCCGTTGCCCCATTCTCCAACAGAAGCTCAACTATTTCTGTAAGTCCGTTTCGAGAAGCCATCCACAAGGCGGTAACTCCATCTGACCTTTGTAAATTTACGTTTGCCCCTTTATCAATTAGAAGCTTTGCTACGTTTAAATATTTGATTTCTAATGAAGCCATCATCAAGGCGGTAAATCCATTAGATTCCTGTAAATCTACCTTTGCCAATTTTCCCAAAAGCAGGTTAACCACTTCTAAATGTCCTTTTTGCGAAGCCATCATTAGGGCGGTAACTCCGTTAGATAAATGTAAATCTACCTTAGCACCTTTAGCCAATAGAAGCTTTACTACTTCGATATGTCCATTTCCCGAAGCCTGTATCAATGCGGTCTTTCCATCTAAACCCTGCAAATCTGGATTTGCCCCTTTATCCAATAGAAGCTTAACCACTTCATTAAGACCGATTTGCGAAGAAATCGACAAAGCGGTAGCACCATCTGACCTTTGCAAATTTACGTTTGCGCCTTTTTCCAATAGAAGATTTATTACTTCTGTATGTCCCTCTTGTGACGCCACAAACAAGGAGGTGCCGCCATTAGTTTCAAGTAAATCTACCTTTGCCCCTTTTTCTAAAAGAAGCTTTACCAAATTGGCATTCCCTATTTGAGAAGCCATCATCAATGCGGACACTCCATCAGATTCCTGTAAATTTACTAAAGCCTTTTTATCCAAAAGTAGTTTTACCACTTCAATATGTCCGTTTTTTAAAGCCGCAGTCAAGGCACTAGATCCATCAGACATCTGTATATTTACGTTGGCTCCTTTTCCCAATAGATGCTTTACAACTTCTATATGTCCCTCTTGTGACGCCACAAACAAAGAGGTACAGCCATTAGTTGCAAGTAAATCTACCTTTGCCCCTTTTCCTATTAGAAGCTTTACCAATTCGGTATTTCCTAATTGTGAAGCCATCATCAAGGCGGTAGCTCCATTAGTTGCCTGTAAATCTATTTTTGCTCCTAAATCCAGCAATATTTTTACAACATCCGTACAACCATATAATGTGCAATACATCAACAGGCTCCAACCATTGGTAGTCGTATAATCAACAGATTTAATGGAAGATGCTAATATTTTGGAGCTAATACAATCTTTTGCTTTAAGCGTGCTGATTAACTTTTCAGCTTGAGAATCTGTTTGAGCCTGAATTTCTGTTACATTTGGTAAAAGGAATAAGGCAATCAATGCAATTAAACAAATTTTTTTCATGTAATTTTGTTTTAATTTATCAATTATTTCACAATGTTAAGTAAACAAAAAATTATATAAAACTAAAAGTGATTTAAATCGGATTCTTTTTTTGCCCGAATGCTAACGTCTGAGTTATGAAGCGTTTCTGCATTGCACTGACATTATTGAAGTATTAAACTTATATATTTTCATTTACTTGTCCAAAATGGCAAGTAGATATGATTTTTATCGTCTTGTCAGCTTGCAAGGATATCAATCCAAAATAAATTATTTTTAAAATTCAAAATTAAAAAAAAATGTTAGGAATCAATTAAATAAAATATTAAACATGCCTAATATATAGGAACTACATGTTGACTCGTTTGATTTTTAAGAAAGTTCAAAAACTTGGAGGCAGTTAAAATATGAAACTTATAAAAAATTTGCTCAACCTTATGATTATAATGCTGCTAGTTACAGCACCACTGTCCTACGTGAATGCTTCAGAGCTCCTTAAAGCAATTAAAGCAAATGACATTAAGGGAGTCGAAGCCCTGGTCAAAGACAAAAAGCAGTTAAACCTGCTTTTATCCGATGAAAATGGAAATAAAAGGACACCGTTGATGGATGCATCTGAGTTTGGATACTCCGACATTGTTAGATTGTTGATTAGGTATGGCGCAGATCCTAATATTGCACCTAATGACGGCCCTTCAGCCCTATTGCTGGCATCAAATCGAGGGCATCTCGTTGTGGTAGAGTTGCTAGTTGAAAATGGTGCTAATATCAACGCTACAAATAATTGGGGTGCAACACCATTGATAAATGCTGCAAGCAATGGACACACGGATGTAGTGAAGTTCCTATTACAACATGGTGCAAATCCAAATGCAAAACTACAAACCCCATTTGATGTGGAAGGGAGAACAGCGTTAATGATGGCTGCTGCACAAGGCGACAAGACGACTGTTGACGTAATCATCAAAACATCTCCAATTATTGATATTGATGAGCGGAATAAAGCATATTCCATTCTCAAAGAAGCTGAAGGCAACAGGGAATATATTTCCGGAACAGTTTTGGAGGTCTCTAGCGATTTTCTGCGTGTTAAGATGATGAATTCTATTTATAAGTTTCCAATACAACAGCAAACAAAAATTGTGGACAATCAAGGCTTGAGCATTGCAATAAACCAATTTAAGAAAGGCGATGCAGTAGCTGTTACATATAATCGCGATAACGTCATAGAAATCATTAAAGGTGGTTGGACGGTTACGATTGAGCCATTGCAGAAATAGCAACATGTCGCCGTCTTGAAAATTGCAACATCTGACCGCTTTACCGCTGCGCTTTATGATGCCTGAGCTTAAACATTAATCTGGAATTTATGACCTCAAAAAGGGAATCCGCGATAAATTTCTATCTATGTATTATGACAAAACCATAGTAAATTATCGAATGTAATATTGTAGTTCTTATCAGCAGTACCGAACAAGATTTACATGACTTTCTTGAACAGCAAAAGATTTTTTTAACATAAATTATTCATCCTGAAAATATCATCATCTTTAACATGTCAATTCGACTGTATAAGCCTGACTGTCATTAGAATAGATTTACAGAATTAATTATTAATTTTACAAATTATCTAAAGGAAAATTAATCGTTTGTAAACTATTTCTGTCACGTCAATATAGATTTCTGAAGCTTTTCTGTTTTTTTTGTTCCAGAAGTTACACTAAATTAGATAAATATGTTCCTATCTTAAATCACTGAAACTTTTCTCCCCACGATCAAAAAAAGGGAGCTTTCGCTCCCCTTCTTTAAAGATTGATTTGGTTTTCAATCTCACGGACTTTTGAATCGAGGGTCCGTTTCATCTCGTCGATCACCGATGCAATCACCGGCGAATTCGATGTCTTGAACTCATTGCCGGCGGCATCTTTCAACAATAAAATCGAACTCATCGAATCGGCTCCGATGTTGAATGTCTGTAACTTACGGCGGCTTTCGTTCAACGTCCTCCACCTGTCGATCAGCAACGTGAGGTCCTCTACCCTTTGGATCCTTTCGTCCAAGGTGAGCTTCCGCGGCTCTTCCTTGATCTCGCTCTTTACAACCGTCATCACCGGAGCTGCAACAGCTTCAACGGCAGTTTCTTCGACAACTTCTGCAACACCATTGGTGATCTTCTCTGCAACACTTGCTTTTCCCATAACACATCTGCCGCTGCCCTGCGGACTTATTGTGGCTTCTGGCTCGCCGTTAAACTTAAATTTCGGGCAAACCAGATTGAGCCGGGCGGATTCTTGTCAAGGGTGAATGTCTGAATCCCCTCCCTCACCCTTCGACTTCGCTCAGGGATCGGGAGGGGAATCTGACCAAACACGAAGTGCCTGAGGTTGCTGCACCAAGGGTTTCAATACTGCGGCAACCGGAAGGCCCTTGACGTTTCCGATCCGGCGATCAATACCTTTGCCCCGTAATTTGAGTATAACTAGTTATATTTCAGAACACAAAATGAATACCGGAGACAGGAGAAGGAAACAAGAGAATGATAGTGGAGACTGCGACCATAAAAAAAGCCCCGGTCAACGGGGCCTTTCTCCTTAAAAAGGCAATTCGTCCTGATCAGCTTTGGCTGTCGATTTTTTCTTGTTTGTGGCCGGTTGCGCGGAAGCTTTCTTGTCCTGCCTTTTTGGTTCAGATTCATCGACCTCTTCTTCAGTGTTTACATAAACGGTGTATTCGCGGCCAAAATTGTCAGGTTGCTTCATCTTTGCGACCTCGAAGGTGACATACGCCACATTGCCATCTTTGTAGAAGTAGGCAAATTTCTCAAGGTCTTCCAGTTTGCAGGTGATCTTTGCAATTTGCCCTCCGGCAACTCCTTTTCCTTTTCCAATGTAGTTTTTTACGAATGTTTTCATGACAGCGATTTTTAGTTTAAAATTATGTGCAGGTTACAAGTGCGCCGTGGAGGGGCAGTCAAGGAGGAACTGGAATACCGGAAAACAGTGAGGATATGCCGGGAAAATCCTTGAATGAGGGGACCGATACCCGGAGCGGTACACAACCTTTGCATGGAATTTGGAACAAAAACTGTCAGCAGGACATGCCGGAAAATTTGGGAAGGGGAATTTGCGGGGGCAGCAGCCATTAATCAACCAAAA